TGCTGCTGGTTCTGAGAGAACCCTGCAAGTTCCCGACGAACACGAATGATGAGGTCTGAAAGAGTTGGCATATTACACCAATCGAGTGGCTACGATAGTGGCCTTGTAGATCGAACCAGCAGAGCCGTTGGTTCCCCCGACGTTTACAGTAAGGTTCACTGCACCACAAGGATTAACAAAGAAGGTAAGCTTCTGAAGCTGGTTAGCTGCGCTTACTGCGGGCAGGGTATACAGCGTAGTTGCCCCTGCCTTCAATACAAAGTTGTCTGCCGTAGTGGCCTCGGCTGTCCCGCCGAATCCCACATAAACGTCTACCTGGTAATAGAAGTCAAAGGTAGCCACTGAAGCAATGGTAGTCCCTGCTGTGGGAGCAGCACCTGTAGTGCCGACAGCAGATACGCTGGCATAGCGGTTTGTTACCTGAGAGTTGTTGACAGCGTTCTGTACAGCCACCTTAACGCTGTTGGTTCCGTCCACAGGACCAGAGATCACAGTAGCAAACTCGGCTGAGGAGGAGTTTCCGACGATACCCACATTCACGGTGCCCGTGCCGGTAATAGCTGTGGATAGACGAACACGGAACAGGGCGAACCCTGCCACGTTCATCTGGAATCCGATGTTGGTGCTTGCTGCCAGCGTGTAAGTTGATACCGCAGCACCCCCGCCAGTGCCTGCCATTGTGAGAGGGAACCAGTTGGTTCCCGCCAGGCTGTCTGATACTTCGAAGGTCACCGCTCCACCAGTGATGGTGGATCCCTGATTAAGAGAAACCGTCACAGTAGCCCAGTTTACAACAATGAGGGACAGTACAGTATTCTGAGCTGTGGCTGAAGTCCATGCCGCAGTAACTTCATCGGTATCTGTTGTAACGCCCACCTGAGGTGAGCCGTTGATTACGGTGTTCGCAGGAACAGCCATGTCTCATCCCTTTGCGGTTTCCCTGATTACTTGCATGTCATTGGACTTGTCGATCGTGGACGTAACCGCCTTGATCGTTTCATTGGAGACTGCATCGTAGCCTCCCTTGCCATTCGGGGCGACTTGGAAGTCGCGGCCATAGGCCATGCCGTTTTCGGCAGACATTCGCTCTGCGAACTTGAGCTTAGCCATTCCGGTACCATCAGGCTGAATGCCCTGCTGTCGTAGCTCACGATAGAGGGTTAGCTCCCGCTCATGTAGTCTGTCTTTAGTTTTGTCCGCGCCATAGGCGCTGCGGGCAAAGCCCACCATCTGGCGCTTAGAGCGCATGCACTCCCCGTAAGACCCATGATCCTGGGTCGGGCAACCAGCAGAGCAGGCCATCTTAGTCGAACGCTCCGTGAGTCATAGCAGGAGCCCAGCCGTTAGGCGAAGTCTCATCAGTACCTGGATCTGCCCACTCACAGCCGATGCTGTAAATGGTGTTGGTCAGAACCTTGCGCTCATCAAGATTCATCACGGTTGTGGTTCCGCCCATGAATCCATCATGGTTGCACATGTAGTTGGCCTGATGATCAACATCGACATAGTCGTGGCCAGGATCAGCACCGCGAGTTGTGCCCATAGCACGTGACTTCTGGGCTGGGTTGTACATGAAATGCTGCTCAGTGAAAGTCCCACCATTCTTCTGTAGAGTCATGTGGGAAATGCCGCTGGTGTTGGTGTGGTCTGGTGTCTGATCCGGAAGAGTTCCGAATCGGGCGGTTCCTGGTGTACCAGTCATTTTAGAATACTCCCTGTCCCATAGGACCAGGACCCTGATACGGGATGGACTGACTTCCTGGTCGCTGAGCTGGATTGCGTGGTTCCTTGGAACCTGTGGTCTTAGGCTTAACGGCTCCCTTGGTAGGTGGCCGTACAGACGGCTTAGCCGTCTTCTTGGCTGATACCTTAGGCACAGCCTTCTTAACTCTGGTGATCTGCTTGGCTGTCCTGACAGGCTTAGGCTTGGCCATTACTTGCCCTTGGCAGCGTCTCTGCGGCCCTGTGCTGACAGCTTAGTCATCTTTGCAGCACCGTACTTCTTACGGCCCGCTGCGGCTGCGATAGCAGCCCCCTTCTTACCACCACCGGCAGCCTTGGCAACCGCAGCAAAACGGCCACCCTGACCCAGTGGAGCATTCTTGTTAGGCTTCGCCATTATGTTACCGCCTGGTAGTCTCCTCCGACACCGGAGGCTAGAAGATTTGTACGATCTGTGGAAGTGATCGGCTGGTTGTTAACGAACACCTGTGTAGCAGCACAAACCTCATCCGTGGACAGGTAGCGCTTAGCGCTGAACACTCCCGAGTTATTCAGAACAGTGAAATATCGAAACAGCTTGTAACGCTCCATAAGAGCGTTGTTAGCCATTGGGGCTTCCTCAATGTATGGAGGATTGTAGAGCTGCGGAAGGTTGTCGCTGACAGAGGTGGAAGCCTCCATCAGAGAACGTGGTCCATCGAACTCGATGAGAGTGACAGTCGTGCGATAGCCGACAGGCGTAGACGGCTTAGACCACACTGCCATTGTCAGGCCATCACCAGCATTCAGAGAAGTCTGCTGCACAAGTGTGGCGCCGGGGTCGCTGTTCGTCCACGGTCCCAGCGAATTGTTGGACACAGAACAGACAAGGTTGAGGCTGGCTGCCTTCTTCATTGGTGAAGTAGACATGCTCAAAACTAGGTCTTGTGCACTTCCGTAGGAGTTGTGTTCCAGAATCGCAGTGGGGTTGGCTCCGTCGAAGACAACAGCAACAGCCAGAGCATTCGTTGTGGAGACATCCTTGTCTCCGACATTGAGGGCTGGTGCTGCCACGAAGGTGAAGATTGCGGAGCTTCCGGAGTCGGAAGCATTCCAAGTGTGGTACCACGCTGTGAGAGTGGAGCTATCGGGTGCTCGAAGTCCTTCGAGCTTGAACCAAGGGTTTGGTGCTGCTGTGAATTCACTTGCCCACCCTGGCTGATGAGTGATGATCTCATTGTCTACGAAGAGATAGACTACCACCAAGTCCCCCACAGCAGGACTACCACCGAGAGCCACGGCAATAGAATTTGTAGCAGGTGAGGAACTGGATGCGGAGAACTTGATGCTTGACACGACTTGACTCACCTCTTGTTTTGTGGTATGGTGTACCTATGAAACATTGTAAGCGCTGTGGCGCCGATAAGCCTCTGGAAGACTTCCACAAGGACAAGAAGGCCAAGGATGGCCTTTGCTTCTACTGCAAGGAGTGCAATAAGAAGAAGACTCGTGATTATTATGCTGGCCTAGACAAGACTGCTGAACAGGCCAGGGGCAAGAGCCGTGCCGAAAATGGCGAGTATCGGAACTACCAGTACATGAAGAAGTACGGTATTTCCTTGGGTGAGTACAACGACCTGCTTGAGAAGCAGGGTGGGAAGTGCGCAATCTGTGGGATCACCCGTGAAGAGTGCAACACTAAGCGCGCACTTCCCGTAGACCACGATCATGAGACAGGCGAAATTAGAGGTATCCTGTGCGATTCATGCAATCGGGGAATTGGACTACTCAAGGAAAATCCAGAGATTCTTCGGAAGGCTGCTGCCTACCTGGAGTAGGCAGCATACCCAGATGTCCGAATTAGGTGGTATGAATAGAAGAGGTGGTCCTGACCTGATATAGGGCAGCTTGCCTATAAATAGACCACCCTGCTACTCCATACCAGCCGATTGGGCGGGCACGCATCAGCTTGTCAACGACAGGGCCGATAACAACGTGGAACTCTTCAGAGCAAGCCTCAGCAAGCGCCTGCTGCCCTGCGAAGAGGGTAGTGAAGACACGAGTCGAGCCAGAGCCGGTAGTGTCGTTGAAGGCACGTGGAGTCTCTACAAAGTAGGCTCCCTCATAGCCTCCAATCTCACCAGCCCAGATAGAGCCAGGAGCAGAGTACACATGCGGTGCACGCCAACCTGCGATAGTCCCAGACTCAGAGCGAAGGTCATAGGAGACCTCAGGGTGGATCGCAGCCCAGTACAGAGTGCCCTTGCGAGGCAGAGCCTTGTTGGTGCGCAGCTTTGTCACCGCAGCACGAACGTCACGAGACTGGATTACATCCGTGCTGGTGATAGAGCCGTTGGCTCCACCGGACAGAGACATAGCTCCACCCTGTTCACGGATGATGTTGGTTCCACCAACAAGGACATTCAGAACCACTGCATCGATGGAATCCACCATGTTGAATGCAACAATGTTGGCGATAGCAGGGTCAATGTCGGAGAAGCTGAAAAGGTTCAGCAGACGAGTACGCAGAACAGCGTTGCCATACTCAGCCAGAGTGACAGTCACAGTGGACGGATTACCAATTGCCACGGCGTCGGGGTCAACAGTCTCGGTCAGAGTGCTAGTAGCAGTGCTCAGATCGTTGTATAGGCTGAAGACGATAGACGAACCAGGCTTGTCCTGCTGAGCAGGACGCTTGTCAGCAACCTCGCGGAAGAGAGGCTGAGCACGTAGCTGGAATTCGACCAGTCGGTCATATGCAGTCTGGACAAGAGCAGCAACGGCTGAAGTGCCGGTATAGGCGTTAGCCATTACTTATATCCTGTTTCTATTGGTTGAGGTATCCCTCGAACTCACGGAGCACATCGAACAGTTCGTTCTGTGCCTTCTCAGGGTTCATAGGGTCATATTCGATCTTATCCATGCGGGACTTCAGATCCATGGACAGACCAGCCTCATAGGCTGC